CTTGGCCTTGTCGACTGGCGACGAATCGATAGGTTTCTCCGCTTTCGGCTTCTCAAGCTGTACATCGCGAGGCGGCGGTTTCTCGCCGCAGCCGAACAGCGCCAGCACGAATATTACGACAAGAAAATATTCGAGCTTGATCACGGTCCTGCGCTCTCTTCCTGCTGATGTTTCCGAACACGCTCGTCGTGTCTCAGAAGAACCTCAGTCTTCACTTCCGGAACTGGCGTAGGATGTAATTTCTTTCCCTGCGCGTCGACCGCATCGGCGATGCATGGACGCTTATTCCATTCGCTCATGGTTTCGGTGAGATTGCGAAGAGCGTCGACGACGTTGCCAAATACGGCAAGCACACGCTTGTTCGTCTCTTCGCTCTTGCGAGCGTACTCCTTGACCTCAGTTAGCCGATCCTCTTCAAGCTTGCGGATCCTGTCGACGAGGTCCTTCTGTGCGGCCTCAACACGATCAGCGCGAGCTTTGAACGCTAACCATAACGAGGTGACAGCGGCTGCGAGAGCAAGCACAATAGCGCTGACGATAGTGATATCGAGGGTGGTTAGAGGATCTGCAGCGGCAGCCGCGACCGCTCCGAGGATGACGATGAATGGGTCTACCACGGGACTTACTCGTCTGAGGGCTTGAGGTTGAAGGCGGCGAGGAGCAGACGATCGGGTCCGCTGCCGCCCATGACTCCGTTTTCAACAGCAGACTTCAAAAGTAACTTGATACTGTCGACTCGCTTATGCGTGGTGATAATCGGCGGGAATGGCGCTTTCGCCCATGCTTTCATCGCATCCATCCACGCCATTTGTTCTTCGATTGGCGCCGACGATAGAACAGGGGTTGGCGACTTCGGAATATCGCAGAAGTGATCTTCGTTGAACGCCCCGATGCGATAAACATCGTCGAGGATTTTAATCAGACCGTTCGTATTTGCGAGCTGCGCGAGACGATTCGCGGCAGCGTTGGTTAGATTGATGACGGGCTTGTCGCTCATGGCTTGATCTCCTCGTCAATGACGATGGGTTTTTGATTTTCGATATTATTCGGAGATGACTCTACGGGGCCAGCCCCTCGGCCTTGTGGAAGTCGGCCATGATCTGGATGTCCCACATCATTTGCCGACCCGAGAAGGTGCTGCCATCGGGCCGCTGATAGGTGCGGGTCAGGATGTCTGCCAGTGGCAATGGCGCGGTCGGGCTGACGCGGATGCGCTCGCCGACCTGCTTGCCGGTGGCGTCCTGCGGCTCCAGCATGCGGTCCATCTGCGATCCGCCGAACTTGGCGATGACCTGTTCGTCGGTCGGTAGCGCCGGGAACTCGGGCAGGTGCTCGTTAAGGTTGTTGCGAAGGATCAGCGTATCGACGCGAACTTCCTGCTGCGTGGCGGGGGCGGGGATGGTGACGGTGGCCATGGGGGTCCTCAGATCAGGGCTGCGTACTTCCACGCCCCGCCAATATAGGCGTAGATGCGGATGTTCGTGGTGTCGATATGGATGGGGACGCGGCCAGTTGATGCGGTGGGAACGCCTGTCGGTGCGCCGGCCGACGAGGAGATGTGCAGGAACCCGTCTGTGGCAGTCGTGGCTAGCGCCGCGCTACCGCAGACGATGTTGCCGGCCCCGTCGATAGTGATTCTGGCTGTATTTCCGTTGGTGATTTCTACGTTGCTAGCCTTGCTCGCATGGCTGGCCCCGTAGACACGAACATGCGCGCCGGTACTGGCTGATGTGCCGCCGTACAGGTCTATGCTGCTTGTGTTGCGCGACGGATAGATATACCCGACATCACCGTCAACTGGGCACTGGATCTGGAATCCGCCACCAAACCCAGCAGATGGCGCACCGATATTTAGCGCGGCAACTCCAGCGACGGATATGCCGAGAGTCGTGGAGCCAGCGCGATACAGCCCGTGAATGTCAGACGCCAAGCGCAGGCCGGGGGCGCCGGCCGACCCATTCGCCACCGTCGTCGTTCCGGCGATCTTAAGATTCCCGCCCAGGTGCGCGCCACCGCCGCCGACCAGGAAGTCCGTCGCTCCGGGTGTGATCGTGGTCGCGTCGGTGCCGCCCGCGATACGGGCGCGCTCGGTGCTGACGAGGGCGGTGGTGCCGATGACGGCGGACTGCGGCAGCGCCAGAACACCGGCCACTGTGTTGCCGGTCGTAAACACATACCACGCGGCACCGCTGGCGGTGGTGTTGATGACCATCGCGGATCCGGACACGCCATCCACGTATCCTGCGCCGTACAGGCCAAATCCACGACCGACTGAATCAGCCACAATCGCCAGGGCAGGTCCGGTGTTGCTGTTCGGAGCATCGACGCGCAGGCGGGCGGTGACGCCCAGTGAAGCAGCGGTCTGGGCAATGGCGGCATTGCCGCTGCTAGTCAGCGTCGTCACGCCCGACAGCGCGCCGGCCATGGTGATGCTGGTAGCCGTCAGCGCAGCGGTTAGCGTTGTGGCGGTATTAACGGTGAGCAGTGACGTCGTCCACGTTCCGAGCGTTGTCCAGGTTATCGCGCCGCCAGCTGCTACGGAGGCGCTCGACTTAAATGTGAATGCAGTTGCCCCCGACCCGCCGAAATCCAGCATATGGCAACGATCGGTGATGCGGGAGGTCCACGCGCCGCCAGTGCCGCCGTACAAAACATTATATCCGATAGATGGATAATTCGTCCCGCTCTGACCGATGTTGAGTTGGACCCCGGCCTTGCCGAGCGCGTTGTTGCGGTCCTCGGAGTATAGGCCCCAATTCTCGGTTCCGCCGGTCTGCAGCTCAACGAAGCAGCCGTATTTCTTCGCGACAGTCCCCGATGTCACTGGCGCATTATAGGCGTACAGCTGCGCCAGATTCGTAACGGTTCGCCCATCGACGCCCATGTTGCCATGGACGGCATAGGCCCAAGTCAGCGTGCCCGTCCCGCCGGCCGTGCCGCGAAACTGGCCGCTGACGATGTGGTCCATGCCGTTCGTGCCGGCGGTCGTGTGGATTACATCAAGGCCGGTGGATGCAGAGGCTGCTGCCGGTGTGCTGTGGGTGGACTGGATCCGGACACCGCGGAATACAGCAGCGCTGCCCGTGTAGTTCTCTGCCACGGTCAGCAGATAATCGGCGCTTACCGATGCTGCGGCGCCGATGGCGACATGGCCAGATATGCCAGCGCCGCCCGCCGTCAGGATCGAATCCGCCGCCGTGCCATCGCACCGCACCTGCGTGCCCCACCGACCAACGCCGCCTGCCGTTGCCCACTCCGTCGCCGCACGGGCGCTGGGGGCGGTGCCGCCAGAGCCGGCGAGGACGGAGGAGACGTAGGTCAGGGACGCGCCTGACCAGGCGAAGTCGCTACCCGTGCTAATCAGCACCTGACCGTTGGCTCCGAAGACGGTGCCAGCCAGGGCGGTCAGGGTCGCGTCCGACGGCTGGTAGCTGCCGGCCACCTGGGCGCCGATGTAGGTCAGTGCGGCAGCGGCGTCAGCGAGCGGCAGGAATCCGCGACCGTAGGCGGTTGTCGTAAGGGCTGCGATGGCCGTTAGATCGGCGTCGAGGGGTTGACTGGCCGCCTGTGCCGCCGCTGCTGATCCTGCGGGGTCGTAGGCTGCAGCCGTCGCTGCCAACGCAGCCGAACCGAAGTCACTAATGGTCGCAGCTAGCTGTGTGCCCGTGTGGTTTGCCCGTTGTACGGCATACGCTTGCGCCGCCGCCGCGGATCCTGCCGGATCGTAAGCCGCAATTGTCGCTGCGAGAGCTGCAGCTACGAAATCTGAAATCGTCGCTGCGAGCTGCGTCCCCGTGTGATTGGCACGCTGAATGGCGTACGCTTGCGCCGCCGCAGCCGATCCGACAGGGTCGCTCGCCGCAATGGCCACGGCTTCTGCCGCGTCAGCCTCGGCCTTGGCGAATGCCGTTGTGGCTATTTGCGTCGTCGATGTGTTCGGAACGGCAGTGGGGGCAGTCGGAACCCCTGTGAGCGCAGGGGAAGCCAGCGGAGCCTTCAGCGCGAGATCAGCCACCAGCCCAGTGACGGCTGATTGAGGATGAGCATCGGCAGTGCTGCGTCCATTTAGGTCGTTATGTACGAACGCTGGGTCGGCACTGATGTAGACGAGATTCAGTTCGACGGTTTCGTCCGTCACCGCAATGGTGATCTCGGGCTGCGTAGGGACGGTGATTTCTATGCCAGGCATGGGTCACGATCCATCTGCACGATGCCTTCGGCCATGCGCTTGGTTGGGCAGTCAGTTATTGATGGGTCGGTGACGTTGAAGACCCACCCGCCGAGTTGGAACACCGACGGCTCAACGGTCTTACGCGGAGGGGATGGAAGAACGAGGTTGAGCGACGACGCAGCGGGGAACTTGATTTTGCACGTTCCAGCCAGTGCGTCCTTGACAATCACCTCCAGATCGACGCATGCCTCTCCTGGCGACCACGCTAGCGAGAAGTGTGCTTCCAGTGTGCAGTTGGTCAGATCCCATGGCGAGCCGCCGCGACTCAGCTCGAAGGGGAGATAGAAGTCGGCACCCTGCTCGATTTGGATGTCGAGAAGGGCTGGCCCGTATGATTTTGTTCGCGCACGGACAATGCTCATGCAAGCCCCTGTGAGGATGGTTGAACGGGAGGGGTGCTCTCAGGCCACCCCACCCTATCAACCATCGATCACAGCGACTTCAGCAGGCTCGCCGCCTTCGGCAGCAGCACCTGCATATCGATGTACTCGCGCACGCGCAGCACATCGGCGTCGACATCAACGCGTGGGTACTGTTCGATCATGAGGCCGCGCAGGGTGTCCAGCGCGTTCATGGTCGTCAGCTCGTTGAAGGTCGAGGCCAGATCGTACACGAAGGTGCGGCCGAGGCCGACCTCGCGGACGTCGGTCCCGCTCTTCGACTTGCGGAAGACCATGGCGTAGGTCGCGGGCCACAGGAACGACAGCGACTGCGTCGCGCCTTCCTGTGCGGTGTCGTAGACGCCGGGAGCGACGATGATCTCTTCGAGGCCGAAGAGCGCGGCGAGGTCCTTGGTCTTCAGCTCCAGGGCGACAGCGTCGGCCCCCTTGTCGCTGCCGAAGCCGAAGTTCGCACGAACAGCCGTGCGGATCTGGGCGTTCTTGCAGAGATTCAGATAGCCCTCGTAGCCGATCACCATCGCATTCGCGATCGTGCCGGTCGACTTGGCGATCTTCATCTTCGCCTCCATCACATTGTCCAGCGGCTTGCCGGTCGAGGCGTCGCCGCCCGACCACACTGCCGAGGCCGTGACGAGGTTCGCCGCGAAGGTGGTCTCGCCAGCGGCCGAGAACATCGCCTGCGACAGCGCATAGTCACGCGCACGCAGCACGACATGCACCAGCTTGCGGACGATGGTCTCCTGGGCGTAGTCGCGGCCGAGGATTTCGTAATCCTCCTTCGAGAGCATCTCCTCGATGCCGGCCTCTTCACAGGAATAGTCTTCCTGACCGAGCTTCGACTGGATCTGTGCGAATCCGGTCTTCGGCGCGTGCTTGATGGTCAGCGCCTGCGCATCGTTGAAGAGGAAGGAAGGGATGGCACCCTTGCGCTTCTGCACGACAAGGGTCGGCAGAATGCGATTGGCGACATAGGCCTCCTCGGGCATCCCTTCCTGCAGGATGGGGCCGAGGAGATCCAGGCGCGGCGTTGCGGTTCCAGTATTGATCATGGCTGTCTTTCAGTGATTGTTGAGGGTTAGTCCGGCAGGACCTGGAATTCGACGCCGTCACCGGAGGCAGCCTCCAGCGCGATGCCGACACGGATCGAGCCGGTCGAGACGTTCGAGACCTTGCCGTCGTTGGCCTTGTACACGACCGTCTGCGTGGTCACAGCGGCCGAAGCCACCATGATCGCCGTCCCGGCGCTGGTGAGACGAACAGGGGTCTGCTCGCCGCTAGCGCGGGGTTCCTGGGTGATGCCGACATAATCGCGGGTGGTCCCGAGATCAGCGTAGGTGCCGTCGGCCTTCACCAGACGACGGGCGGCGAGGGCTTCACCCGCGACGACAGTGATGGCGGGATTGTTGACCTGGACGCTCATGATTACTTCTCCTCGGCATCAGGGAAGTCCTGACGCGCCTGACGGCGAAGGGCGAAGCCCTTCAGATTGGTGTGCTTCGCGGCGGTCACCTTGATCGCCTGCGTCATGGTCGTGACCTGCGCGGCCTCGACCTTCTTCGTGCCCTCGGCCTCGCCGCCGAAGCGGATGCCCTTCTGACTGCCCTTGGAAGCGGCGAGCGCGAGACGATCGGCGGTCTCCTTCTCCTGCTCCTCCTGGCCCTTCTGGGCGTAGTCGTTGAGCTTAGCGGTCAGCTCTTCGATCTGCTGCGCCTGAGCCTTGATGGTTTCGTCCTTCGCCGCGTCGTCGGCCGCGTGGACCTTGATGAGAGTTGCGGACTCGTCGAGACCCTCGGCAACGCACCGAGCGACGAGACCATGATGCTTCTCGGCGGTCTTGCCGAGCAGAACCTTGAGCAAATCGCTCATGAGGGTCTCCTTTTTCTTGATGACGGGTTTCTGTGATGCGGCGAGACGACCCGTCTGATCGTCGGCGCCGAACGTGACAATGGAGGACTCGTCGAGTTCTCCACCACGAAGAATGATGAGAGGAAGTTCGCCAGCGCCGTCGTATTCGCGACCGTTGCACTGGACTTTGCCTTCGACCAGATCCCAGCTCCCATTGTCTCCCGCGGCAGCGCCGACGGAGACCTGAATAGGGACGCCGTTACGGATCATGCAGCCGGTCTTGACGACCTCGGGGAGCGCAGCAGCTTCGACATCGTTCTCCGTCTTCATCAGATGGAAATCGGCGTTGATGCCGTCGCTGTTGGTCTGGAAATTGTCCCAGTACCCGATGATCAGCTTCTTGTTGTGATCGAAAAGCGCGTGAATCTTCTTGTTCTTTGGGCGGCAGCTTTCCAGATCGAGAACGAGCCTGCAGGGCTTGCCGTTATTCAGCCCCTCGATCTCGACGATCATTTCTGAACCGGAATTGAGACGCCAAGTCCCGTCTTTCTCGGCGCTCTGCGTGCCGGGAAGCATACTCGTGCTCTCTGCCACGAGCGTCGCGCTCGCACGAAGGTGAGGGGTCATCGGGAAGCCTTTCGCATGGCGGCAACGCGGGCCGCGTTCTTGTTCTTCGAAGCAACCTTCTGCCCGTCGACTGTGGTCTCAGACGTATTGTCGGTCTCCGTCTTGCTGATCTCACCCTCGAACCCGAGGAAGAATTGCGGGGTGACCTGGAAGTCGGGAAATTTCGCGTTGTGCTTCATGGCGAGTTCCGAGGCGAACGTCAGCTCGGTAGCGCGCTCCTCCAGAATGTCACGCCAGAGCGGCCCGTGAACGCGATGACGAGTCGTCAGCCCCTTGAGCAGGCCGGTTGACTGCGCGTCATATTCGGCGCCTTCGTCAGGCCAGGAGATGCGCGACCACTGCAGCTCATGTGCGTTCCATCCCTCGATCTCCTCCAGCTCGCCACGCTCGATCAGCCCCTGGAGCAGCCACACATAGAGTCGCGAGAAGCCAGGCGCGAACGTCTGTGTCTGCCAGATCGAAATGCGGTCGCGGGCCATCTGCACCAATGCGCGATTCACCGACCACGACAGCCCGCGCACGTCATTGTAGACGTATTCATAGGGTAGCCCGGCCTTGGCCGAGAACTGCCGAATCAACTCCATCATAAACGGAACAGCGTTCGGATTCGGCCGCTGCGGATTGACCGGAACATATTCCTTGCCGTCCGGTAGATCGAGGAGCGCACCAGCCACAGTCGGCTGCCAATCCACCTGTACACCTTCGCCGCCGCTCCCATCTTTCAAGCCGCCGCGAATCGTCTGACTCGGATCGTTCGCGTTCCCGGAGAATGGGCGCGACGTACCCATATCTCCCTCGCGATGCTGAATCGCTCCGTAGATCTGGCTGCCCTGCTCGGCCGCGATGATCTCCGACTCTCGGAACGAATCGAGACGCTCCCAGTCGTCGATGCCGCCGACGATGAGCGGGACGCCGCGGGTCTGGGAGAAGCGCGAACGGTTCGCGTTCCAGATCACCGTGTCCGCGTCGTAGTCGTCGCCCGCTCCGAAGTCGAGCCGGCCCATGTTGTCATAGGGAGCGATGTGGAACTTCGTCAGGGTGCCGTCGACGTTGCACTTAACACCGTCGACATCCCGCTCGGCCATCGTCCCGCCGTTCGTGATCTGCTCCGACTCGAAGCCCTGCACCGTGTAGTCGCTGAGCTGCAGGAGACCGGACTCACCGTCAACCGCGAAGGCGCGCACCAGATCGTACCCGATGCGGTAGCCGGTACGAATACCGCGCACGTCGATGCCGCCGCGGTCACGCTTCAGCAACTCGTCCATCTTCTTCGCAGCGAGCTTATTCCACTCCGGATTGTCGGTGGTCGGGCGGTACTTGACGCCATCTCCGATGATGGCGGCGGCGAAGGCGTCATGGAGAACACCGAACGTGTCGGCGTTGCGATCCATGTCACGCGACAGCTCACGCATCATGCGGCGTGACCACATGTCGACGTGCTGATCGCCGCTGCCTCCATACGGCGTCTGGAGGCGACTGCGCGGATTCATCGCCGCACGGTAGCTGCCGCGCCGAGCCTGGACCGCCTGCTTCTGCACTGCGACGATCTGATGGATCCGATTGTAAAAGTTGTTCGCAGTGGCCGCGAGCGGGCCGAGGACCTTCGTCACCTTCACCGTCGTTCGCGGAGCGGAGACAGCTCGGGCTGCCTTCTGCTTGCTGGCCTTGACCTTCGGACGAAGCTTCGAGCGGGCCATGCGTCAGCCTCCGAATGCGGTGTCGGGGGCTGAAACAGTTCCGCCGTCAACGCGACGAGTTGGAACCATGCGCGGAATCCCGACACCATGCACAACGCCTTCGAGTCGATTCGCTTCGCGCATCAGGAAGCTGTCCGCACCGAGCTGCATCAGGAGCGGCTGCGGATCGTAGGCGACGCCGTCGGCTTGGGTGCGCGCACCGGACGCCTGCTCCTGCAGAATTTGAATGTGCATGTATAGACGCTCAAGGGCTAACGGAGGGTTGATTACCCGGTACCTGATAAAGTCTTCGAAACCCGTACTCATCTGTGCCCTTTCTTCTGCCCACGACGCTCAGGTTTGCCACCCACCTTATCGTAATTATTGAAAACCGCTGTTATTATTCTATCGGCGCTGACGTTGTATTTTTCAGCAATCATCGCGTACACAAACCCATCTTTGGCCATCTCACGGATATCGCGTATCTCATTGTCGCTGAATCTGCGACCATTTCTTAACATCCCGAGCACGACATTTTCAGAAAGAGAAAGCCACCTGAGATTTTCTATTTTATTATTCGATTTATTCCCGTCGATATGATCGACGGTGTCGAACCCTTCCTCTGGAATACCTAAGAAAGCAAGAGCCACTGCCCTATGGATATAGAAATTTCGCTTTCTATCTTGATCGTCGCGAAGGGTCGTCACGAGATAGCCGACTTTATCTTTGCAGCCCCTGATGATCCTCCCTTTGCGGGTGTACAACACCCCTTTCGAATCCGCTAAGTAGCGGTTGAAGCCGGGAACTTCGCGCAGATCCGACAAGTCTTTCCTCCCGAGTACCCGTTGACTCTACGAGAGCGACTCAGGTGTTCTACTGAAACCTCAGAGATGTTCAGGTTTTCTTACAAGTCCTCAATTCACTCCCTGAATGAGCGAGAAGAACGGCGATTTATGCGGTAAATTCCAGGCCTTCCGTCGGCATCCATTCGCTCACGCATGGTGCGCAGCGAATTGCCGATCCTCACCGGGCCGTCGCTTCCGCGTTCGCGAACGGCTGCGGACTCGCTTCGAACGGGCATCGGGGTTTTCACTTCATAGGCCCGCTGATCCTGAATAAATCCATAGATCAACACCTCCGACATCTTCGCACAGTCGAGCCAGTCGTTGCGACCGGCGTTGCGTTCGACAATCCGCTTTTTCGTATCAGGATCGATCGCGGTCTGCTCACTCACAAGATGTTTGAAAATAGCGACATCCTGGACACCTAGGCCACTAGCGATGTGCGTTGTGCCCATGGCGTCGAGCGGTCGACGGAAACTCGCATGAAACATATCACGAGCGTTATCTGCCTGCATGAGGATGACGCCTTCACGCCAGTAGGCCAGCCCCTCAACGTCACCCGGTTCAGCCTTCATGTTGTTCGTGTGTCCCTTCATTGCTCGCCACGGTGCGCCGCGACCGTCGATCCACCGACGCACCTGATCTGTATTATCACCGATGTCGACAGCCCCGAGAACGAACGTGGTGTTACCCATATACGATTGCGCGAACGCTGCGACGCGATCGAGAAGAGCATGCAATTCTTGTTCGTTATGATTGTCGTGATCCATGCGGGAATAATCATATCCATAAGCGACGATCCACGACGTCTTGTCCATGTTGAACGCTCGAATCATCCAATACACGCGATTGCCTTGGACGTCGACCGTCACCACCGAATGTGACGCCTCGACGGGCGGCTCGCACACGTGGCGAGAATACAAGAAGGCGTCGGGATTTTCACTGTCGCGATCGGTGATGGTCCGATACGGACCCCACTTCTCACGAATCGTGCGCTGATGGAGCTTCTGCCATGTCAGTGCCGTCGCCAGTTCGAGTTCAAGCATCTCGCCGCTGTACATGCGGCACAGTTGATCTCGCCAGAACGAACGCATCGGGCCATGGTCGCCGTTGTCGAGGGCCTTTGTCGCACGATAATGTTCACTGGCCATGATCGACATCGCTCGAATCGTGCTGTCAAGCCCGCTCCAAATAAGACCAAATGTCATGACCCGAGGGACGTCACCGACGACTTCGCCTTTTTCGTTTACCCGCTGACCGAAGTGAACGACGCGCCAGTGCTGATGCGCCAACGCTCGATCGTTTTCCGTCCAGCGAACAAAGCATTTCGGGCAGACGTATCGAACGCTCTGCATGGCTGTGATCTCGTCAGTATTATCGTAAACAACATTCTCCCACTCCAGCGGCTCCCATTTGTTGCAGTGCGGGCACTTGAAATACAGCCGCGACCGTGTGCTCTCGTCGTACATGCCGAGAATGATCGAGGCGTCGTCTGATTTAACCGTCGATGTGTAAATGCGGCGAGCGTGGCGGCCGAACGAGTCGGCACGCTTGGCAATTAATTCGATGCGATGACGGGTCCTATAGGAGTCAACCTCGTCGTTGAAAATCCACGGTGCTGTCGTGCCTGCCTGTGCAGCTTCTGATTTACCGCCACCAGGGATAAAATAAAACATGCCCGCTCGGGAATTCGATTTCGGATCTCGAAAAAGCACAAACGGAACAGTCTGTCCGCCTTTGCTACCGCTACCTTTAGCAGGAAGCCAGGTGTTATAGGTCGAGCTATTGATAATCGGTAGCATCTTCCCTGTCCACGCCTCGGCTATTTTCGGCATGGTCGGCTGTGAATAGACGAGGGACTGCTTTAATCCGCACACTACGCGCAGCATCATCAGCAGGAGAATAAGCGACTTGCCGGTCTGCACGGCTCCCACTAAAACATAGCGGGTGAATTCATTCGCTTCGAGGACTTGAATAATGGCTGCGTGTACCGGGTCGAGATCAGGGTCGTATGTCTGTCCGACCTTCGGGCCGTCGGGGAATTTAATTTCACCAGCCACCGTTCGATAACTCGACACGTCGGCCGGCGGCGCGATCATGGCGCGAGCGTTTGCGGCGACCTCTTCTATGTCCCCTGTGACATCAGGGACGTCGTCATATTCATCCATTGGCTACCGCCCGCTTCGAACGCATGCTGGTCACCTCTTTTAATATCATATCGTTGATGGCTTCCTGCGTCTCCACTGGCACGCCGAGCCTGCCGATCTTTTTTGCGATTGCCTGTCTCCAGTCCTCTATGGCGTTTAACCATCTCGTGTGCTCTTTCTCCAGCATCGCCTGAGCGACGTCGAGCTTGACGAGCTTTCCTCGGAGGACCGCATGTTCGAGTCTCTTGGTCTCAGCGTCGACCTTCGCCTTCTCCGCTAAGTATTTTTCCTTTTGCTGTTTATTGTAAAAGAACGTCCCTTCGTCGAAGGCCCCTGACTCCTTTTCTGGAATTTCCAACGTAACCCCTGGATGTTTCTTCGGGGTCTCTCCGAGGACTTTATTCATCCCCCTCATCTTCTTATTTGGCGCACGAATGCGCGGCTTGAGTGAGGATTTCTTATTAGCTGGTGTGTCAAGACTTATCATCATTCCAGGATCCTATTGGGGACTTGTCTGAAATCAATTATTCCCTTATTGAGAACTAGATGAGAACCTAAATGATATTTAATTATCGTTTGCACATTAATTCGATGATGCGCGGCGCGACCGCCAGGGATTTACGCGAATTAGTAGGACCCTTCTTGGCGGCGGGGGAGCCTGGAATAATGGCTTAAATCGAACGCAAATAGAAATGCATTTATCGAATTAATTCAACGATTAATGCACGCAACATATGATTTAATAATATGAATTAACTGATTAATGCTGATTAATACCATCAATGACTGATTAATAAATGATTGACATATGAGAGCGCATGTGGATATAATACAGATATGCCATTCAAATCCAAAGCAGCGCTAGCTGCCTACAAGCGCCAATATTACAAAGACAACAAAGCAACATGTGATGCTCGGGTCACAGCCTGGAAGCGCATGTGCGCTGCAGCACGACGCGAGCGGAAAGCGCGAGGTGTTGCATGACTATCGAGAGGCAATGCAACGTGCTCCCGTTGCAGGCGGATTTCATGCCGCTCATGGGCGAGCTACGCTTGCTCTGGCGTCGCCATGCTGCGCGCGGAACACTGGCGCATCGCTCATGGTTTAAGCGCAACCGGAAAACCCTTTCGAGTATTGTTTGAAGTCTGATTCCCCGATCTGTATAATGCATTCAACCTACAAGGAGCCAGCCATGGCCATCACCGGAACCCTCTGCAAACTCGACCATTGTAACGTCATCCGTGAAGTATTGATCACGGAATACAAAGGCATCCCGCACATTCTCTGCCTTAGCGCACCAGGGGTAGACTTCAGCGAGCGAGCTGCTTGGGCCGCTAGTGAGGCCGTTAAGCTCATGACTGATGCATCTGAAATTTATAGCGTTATGATCATCGGCGTAGGTAACCTCTCTCTGGCTGAATGGTGAGCACCGCACGCCCGTAACGTCCGGGGCTGATACCGGACGCTTCCACAAGGTCTAATCCATGATCTGCATCCTCCTCCCCCTGTCCGCTCCGGCCGACCTCATCACCTCGCTGAAGGCGTGCGGCATCCCCTACGCTTTCGCAATCTAAGGAATATCACATGACATTGGCTCGTGAACGCTACGACGCTGCGACCGCCCTACTGTCTGCGCGTGTGATCGTCGATGCGTCAGGCATCGCTGTCGGTAAGATCGTGGTCAAGGGTCGTGAAACTCCTTCGGGTCACATGTACCGTTGCTGGCTGCACATCTACGGCCATAGGATGGTGGAGGGGCACGCCAAAGGTGGCGGTTATGATATGCAGGCGGCTGCCATTTCCTCCGCTTTCTCTGCCGCTTGGCCAGACCTGAAGATCCACGAGCGCGCTCAGTTGGAGCCGGTTGCTCGTGGATTGGAATCGACGCGCATCGATCACTTGCAGCCAGTGTCATGGCGCATCTACACGGCCATATGATCCCTCCCTATGTCTTCCTCTCCCTTGGCCTCTGCCTCGGGATGATCGCCACGGCTATCGTTAAAGGATTAATCCCATGATTCCCACATTGATAGTTGACGGCATGCCGGCCTATCGTGTGAATCTCGGCCCCGATCCGATGGCCCCTCTGCTCAACCGCCTGTTTAACAAGGAAACTCACATGCCCGTAACTCCCCAAATCCCTGCCCTCCCCGGAATGACCCCGCTTGGCTTCCATCGAACCGAATCGAAAGTTAATGCGGTGCGCAAGTGCTCCGCCTCCATCCTCCTCCCCCTCGCCTACTCGCGATCCAAGTTGATCCGCGGCCTGTCGGATGTGGCCGAGGCTTTCCCTGGTATTGAAGTGGAGGTGAAATCTGGCGCAACCGATGCCCCTTGCGTCGACACGGTGCCGATGGGTGGGGAAAGCGTGATTTCCGGCATTCTTGAGAAAGCGCAGGGTTAAGCCGTAAGCGCTAATCAATCACCCTCTGGCCGTCGTGGTCGGAGGGTTTAAGCGTCAAAGGACAACAACCATGGACAACTACCTGCAAGACTTCCTGAACGGATTCATGGAGACTGCTGCATTCCAAGCCACAGACGAGGAGGTGAGGACGTGTGATTATCTGCCATGGTGTGACGAGGCGTGCACTCTCGCTGAGCAATGGTGTATTGAATTTATCAAAAATAATATGCGAAACATGTCATCCTTGCCTGCTATTGAAGCGGGGAGGTGCTTCGCATACGCTGCAAACGGACACGGGGCCGGATTCCTAGACCACATGAAAAAACTCCCTGCTTGGCGCAAGCTGTCCGATGATGCTAAGAAATACGAATACCATGTGTATGTAGAACCCACGACGCTGGAATTGAATTTTGATTGAATGATTGTTGGTACATCCCCTTACGCACCCAAGCCAGCGCTAGTTGGCTTGGGGTTAGCGTTAGGAGGCTTAAGCCATGCCAACCGTGACAATAGACCGGCTACATGCATTCCGCAACACATGCTCCGTTTCATATTGGAAGGAGGGTTGGCGCAGGGTTGCTAAATCTACCGGGCTCCCGATTGAAATAGTCGAGAAAAACAATGACGCACCTGCTCGGCCCATGGGATCCCCCGGTGGATCCGGCCCAGGTGGTAGGGTGCGGATGGGTGACGACATGCGTCCATCTGATTATTCCGTCATGTGTGAGGTAGACCACGCGGAAGCACTGGAAGCGGCGCACGCTGCTTATGTGGAACGGTTGCTGGCTGGCCGTTAATCCGATTTAAGCCATTTATTGCCAAACCCCGGCCCGTCGGTCGGGGTTTTTTGTTTCCTGGCGCAATCCCCTGGCCCTATCTCCATTCCCTAGGGTAAGGGGTATTTATTAAATGCCGTCGTTGTCCTCGGATGTCCTTGTCGGTATTTACAGGTTGCCCAATAACCCTCCGAGGTTCTTGCAATATCCCAAAATCACTTTTGACCTTTTCTCAGCTCCCATGTTCGAGCTGGACCGGCATAAATTAAATATCGGCCGACCGAGATTAAAAAAGGGTAGAAAGTAGTTAGGTTGCCTAATGATCTCATTGAATCCCATCGTTTTAATCTATTGATAGTTATCCGATCAATAACAGCCTGTTTTCAACCCATTAATGATAGTTCGATTATCATTAAAAGGCTCAAAATACCCTTACCCCACCCCCTACCGGGTCGTTTTTAATCCCGAAACACCCATTTCAGACCCCCGGTAGGGTCAAGAACCGTGTGCCGAGCCCCCCCCCCCCCCTCACTGCATCCATTGTCTATCTCCTTATAGTAGTATTTCACTCGGTTCACTCGGGAATAGCGGTTCTTGCGGTGATTTTGTATAGTTTTGGAATTTCCTCGCACGCGGGGCGCACGCGGGGCTATCCGGTTCAAAGGTCGTCGAGCGTGTTCCGATAATACCGCCGGGGCTGTCCATGGGGTTTGCGCATCTCCCAGCCCATGGAAAACCCGGTTAGTCTCCCGCCCAGCCTATTACCCGCCAATGGGCGCATTTCAAATGTCCGGCACCAAGCCGCGTAGCGAGCATACAGCACCTCATATTTAACCCCGTCAGCCGGATTAATACGGTCGACGCTATTTTCTCCCCACACCCCGTTGACGGCGTTGTCGTCCTCATATTCCAGCCACTGCTCGACGCTGTCCTTATAAGCGGTCTTCGCATTCACAGCCCGTAGCCCGGCTCGGTTGTCAAATGCCGGGCACCGATCGCTCTCGGAGACTGCCTGCCATACAAGCCCATAATCAATGTTATTAATGACATCCCAGTCCAACGTGTGCTTCGTCTTCAGCTCATAGAACCGTCGATTACCTGATGTATCGCGGACCAACTCGCTTACAGGATTATTGCTGGTAGCGACGAACGACATCATCATGGGAACTTCAACGGCATCGTTCGTTCGCATCGGGCGATACATGGCCCGAGCCGCTGTGATCGTCCCTTTCACTTCGTCAATGTCGGCCTTGTCCATGCCCGCCATCTCGTCGACATTGCCTATAGCCAGCTTCGACAGCATTGGCGTGCAGCGCTCGTCGGTAATGAATTTAATGGAGAACTTGCCGACTGATAATTCACCCCACGGCGATATGAATTTACGCGCCATGACTGACTTCCCCGCTTCCTGATGCGGGTTATAGAACACGACGCAGTGATGCGATTCACCGTATCCCCCGGTCTGCTTAACCTTCGTATTCCACATCAACAGCTTCAACGCTATCTTGTCCGTCTCCGTCCATGCATCGGAGACGGCCCCTAGTAACTTCTCCAGCTCGCGCTCCCCTTCAGCGGTCGACGGCTTCCCACACATCGCCTTCACGATCTCAGCCCGCCGCCGACGTGCGTCGCGCCCGCGCAGCACTTGCAGGGTGTCGCGCACGGCATCGGCGGACGGCACATGCTCATTGCGCATGTTCGTTAGGATCTCCAGCCCGAGCTGATTGATGTCCATGCTGTGCAGCTCGCCGTTGCAGCGAATATTCTCCAACGCGTCGAAGGTCAGCTTCCGCTTCCGCATGAACATGCGAATCGCCATGTAGACGCGGAACTGCGGCGGGTTGATCGACATCGCTGGCCGGCCGGCGTCCATCTCGATCTGTTGCTTAATGGCCTCGGCCTCCTCCGCGTCGACGCTCTCCTCCGCGATCACCGCCATCAACCCTTTCATCTCCAATTCCCGCGCCACCTCGGGATTGTCCTTGATCAGCCGCTTCGTCGCCGCCTTGTAATCCCCGTCGTGTTCCAGCTCGGCGTACAGCTTGAAATAACTATAGGCATGGCCCTGCCCATCGGCCATCTGCTCCTCTTTCGCACACGACATCCGCAGCACGGTCGAGGAGGTGAAGACGTAGAACAGCCGCTGCTCAGTGTGCCAGGACGCCGACCATCCGTCGCGGCGATCCTTCCCCGGCCTCACCCAATATTCATTAGGTCCCCGAACCTTTCCGTGCTTCGTCCAGCCGTGCGCCTCCAGCAGCGCCGCGTAGTCGCCCACCTTATTGAAATGGGTGCCGATCCGATCGTCGTTCTCATCGTCGTATTCGTCCGGCCTGTGCTCCTCGCCGGCCACTACACCCCGCGACGCCTTCGCCTCAGCTACCACCTCGACGCGGTCGCCGATAGCCCGTGCCGCACCGATCAGCACGGCGCGTTCGCCCGGTGTCAACACGGGCAGGGCGTCTAACGCCCCCCACTGTTTCACATACCCCAGAGTCGGCGCGACGACGAGGAACCCACCCTTCCCACGCGTCTCGATCGGCACTAGGGTGCAGACGCCCTTGCGCACCTCGTAGCCCTTGGTCGAGCCGCCGGGCTTGACGATCAGCGCACCGGCTTTCTCGCCTGCCTCCGCCACATAGGGGAGGTCGCGATCGTGCCGCCGCAGCAGCCCGGCCCCCGCCTGCGTGATGGGGAATCGGTATGAGGCCAGCTTCACGTTCCCTTCAATCTCGGAGCAGCGGTAAACCACGTGCCAGCCGCCCGAGGGCGACCGCTCGACGTAGCACCGTTGCAGGAGGTCGGGGTCTTCCTCAAGCACCAAATCGCGCCATGCCCGCCATGCGAACCCCTTCAAGTCGAAGTCGATGGCCTCGACGTCTCCATACCCGGTGATGATGCCGACGGCCCCCGACGACTGGACGCCGTGTGTGAGACTGGGGCGATCGATCTGGATCTTTTGATATTGCTCCCAGTCTCCGACCAACGGTCGCTTGGTCGAGGCTGAGCAAGGGACAACCGAGAGGCCGGCGGCGTGGTAGGAGACACTTGCGTCGAGGACCGTGGGATTCATGCTGCACTTTCTTGGTGGGCCAGCCGCTGGCACGGCTACGAACCCCTCGGAGGCGGATACCTCCGAGGGTCTTTCGTTTTGTGGTAGGACGCCAAGGCTATGCCGAGGGGCGGCAGAGGTCAACGGGCAAGGTCTCTCTTGACTGTCCCCATTTTGTCCCCATTCTGTCCCCATCATGGTACATCCACATATCAAGCCTCCCGTCAGCATGCGCCAGACGAAGGTCTACTTCACCGCCAAGCAATACCGATGGCTGGAGCGCCTCGCTCGTGAGCGGGCGAAGACCATTACCGCCATCGTGCGCGGGATCGTCGAGAGCAGCATGATCCGCGAGGCGAGCGTGCCGAAGGGCGGGCAATGAAAATCCTCACTCACGACGGACGAGACGAGATCCCGTTTAAAATTTGGCAACAATGTCTACTCCGAACTTTCGCTCGCCATTGCGAAATCCCATCGGCCTTTCTTACCCCTCATCTGCTTCAACCCGTTTCCGTTTTTCCCGATCCTCTCCCATATCCGCAGGAGTCTCCGATGTCCAACCCCTACCCTCGCATCAACCTATCCGCATGCAGCCATGGCCAGCCTCTGCTCCGTCGCGACGGACGTATTGTGACCCTGGACAATACACTGCGAACCGGAGGAACGCTCTATTCGTTCTGGACACGCGACGAAGATGGGCATCGCGACTCATACCGGAACGACGGCGGCTACACGGCCGCATGTGACCCCAAGGACATCGTGAAAGTCATCGATGTGTCGCAGATGACTTCCGTTTCAGACACTGAGGTGCGTTTCGGCGAGACGGTGTGGCGAGACGCACGAGGAGCTTTGCGTATAAAAGGAGGTGGCTTCACTATCGGCCATGCGACAACGCACAAGTCTGCGTCCCTCCCTGACGTCGTTTTCGGCATGTCCGTCCCTGGCACCGAGCCGATTCCCGTGACCGATGCGCATCCCGAATGGGTGCGGAAGTTGATCGAGGCTGAGAAGAATGGAGAGACGATTCAGTTTTTAACGTGCAGTGAATGGACTGATTATGAATCGAAGCAACTCCACTTCGACGCTCCTTGTGCAGATTATCGCATCAAGCCGAAGGAGAAGAAACTCGATCTCTCGCATCTCTACATTGGCGCAACGGCGAAGACGCGGGACGGGCGGACGGTGACGTTGGTCAATAAACAGGTCGATGAATTTTATCCGCTCATTTGGAGCCATACCTTAACAACGATCACTGGACATAATTGGACTTCCCTTTCTCTTCATCCCTCCGATATCGTCGAAATTCTTACGACCGGTTCACCTCCTGCTCCCACTCCCTTTGGAGTGACGGGAGAGGTGTGGAAGGACGAAGAGGGCGGACTGATCGAGATCACCGAGCCGGGCAAAGGCATCGTGCGTGTGGCGCGTACCGCCGTCGGCAAGGGTGATCGGGAACCCACACCGTTGGACATCGGGCGGACGTGCGATATTAGTTTCAACGGCTCCTATCGTGGAATTACCGGCCCGTTCTCGTGGTTCTGCGGTAAGCTGATCGCAAAGGTCAGCCCGTGACCGTTCGCATTCTTAAGTACCAGTTCGTCGACTGCGCTCGGATCGACATTCCGAGAGATGCTGTCATCAGGCACGTCGCGAATCAGAATGGGCAATTAACTGTGTGGGCCGAAGTTCATGACGATACCCGTCCGAAGCCTCTTGTTCGATTAGTTGCCATCGTCACGGGCGACAGTGTCCCAGACGGCTTCGCTTATATTGGAACGGCCATGTTCAACAACGGATCGTTTATTCTTCACGTTTATCGCAGGAGTATCTAATGCGCGTCCTCATCGCCTCCGATGGCCCCAGCCTGCTGAAGACCTGGCCCGCCATGCTCGACTTCGACACCATCGCCGTTGTCACCGTGAACCGGGCGAGCGATAAAGTCGCAAACCCGGATTGGGTGGTAGGAGGCGACCGGGCGGTGTACCCGCAGATCCGCACCGTGCCGCGTGTGGGCTACTGCGCGCCATCCTTCGTGCTCAGCGAGATGAACCTCATCGCTCCGGTGCTCAACGTGGCATGGGAGGAGCTGAAGCTCCCATGTGACGCCTATCTCCCGATCGAATGCAACACCTCGATTGTCGCCGCGCTCGCGCTCTCCTGCCGCCTCGCCGGCCCGAATGGACGCATCGAGATCCACGGGGCCGACATGTCGATCGAGGACGATCGCACGCAGAACCGCGGACGTCCTCGGTGGGAATTCGAATGGGGTCGGATGTGCGACATCGCCGCAGCCCGCGTCGACTGTGATATCTCCAGGGTGCTTCCAGTGGCTGCGCGGGAGTCGGCGTGGCCGGGCAGCGACCTTATTCCGACGGAGTTCATTCCATGAGCAAGACACCTGATCATTGGACAGAACGAGTGACATTGCCGCCGTCTGTTGTGAAAACAACGCGTCTCATCGACGCTCTCTCCGCGTTCGTGACGGCGCTCCTAATCGCCGTGCTCGGTGTTGTCGGCTTTGTCTGCTTGTTCATCAAAGAACCTCAGACGTCGTGCGCCCTGTTCCTGCTCATTATTATCATGAGAATGAAAGGGAAGCCATGACGATGTGGCATTGGATATTCATCACCCTCGCAGTTGTCTACATCGGCTACCGCCTCTTTAAAGACAACTGCGGATACGGAGACGATTTCGATGATTAGACCGCTCTTGATGTTCGAACTGAGCGCCGTTGCAGCTTCATGGATGAAAGAACTGCCGACGTACATGCCTCGATCGAACGTCCGCGCATTCCCGAAATCACCTCGCCGCCGTCGCTGCGGCCCGCTCAACCGGAAGCACAAATAACATGACTGACCCCGCCCCACCCAAGAAGCTCGGCCGCCCGCCGGCTGCCAACCCCCGCGTCCATGTGATCAAGGTGAGCCTGACCGATGAAGAGTTCATCAGGATCGACGATATCGCCAACCGGCAGGAGGTGCCGTTGGCCTACACGATTCGTCGGCTGGCGTTCGCCGGCGCGTCGACACAGGAGAGGCGAGAAGAAGATGCGCGATTCCTCCTCGGTATCGCCAACAGCATGCGCAAAGTGAAGCGTGCGACGGGGATTGAGGTCACGACGATGGACATGGGTCCCGGGTTTGCGCAGAAACTCACCGACATTGCCATGCGGCTACAAAGAGGTGCGCTGTGAAATACAATCTCGAACAGCTGGCGAAGGCGTTTATCGATCATCTGAATTATCATCACGGTGGGGTGATAACAGCGATCGAGAGCGCCGTCAAGAATGGGGCGGCAACGTGGGTCGTAGATCCAGCCACGGGCAACACGACGTTCACGTGGAATGACGAGAAAGGAGCCGTCCGATGAGTGACGAAATCAAGGCGCGCCCCTGCCCTTTCTGCGGTGGCGCAGCCGAGATAGAGAGGCAACTGAACTGCGACACGCTTATCGTTCGGCACAAGCGCGATTGCTTTCTGGGTAGAGGGCGGATTGCCCTGGAGCGCTTTCACTGGAACGAACCGAAGGATATTCCAGCTATTCCATTCCAGGACTGGAACACCCGCGCCACCGACGCTGACAACGTGCGGTTGCGTGATCTACTAAGGGAAGCAGTGCAGTCAATGCTACGCGCCAAGAAGATCATCGTGAGCACTGACGGAGGATATCCATCACGATGCGAACGCGACATCGACGAACTGCTGGAGCGCATCGCAAAGGAAACGACATGAGTGTCGAATATGACTTAACTCTCAACGGCGAATTAAAACCAGCCAAGCTGACCTTCCGTAGATTCCTATGGGTGCTGTATCGTTGGTCGTGCGACGATGTGAGCGGTATAGCTCTCACCTACAAGGGTGCGCAGCGAGTGGCGTTCGGGGAATACATGACGAGGCAGCGGTGTTTCATAACAAAGAGGAAGTCATGACCATCTTCACGTCGCTCACCGACGACGCGGTCCGCAACCTCGCCCGCACCGACCCCCGCGC